CAGGTGCAGCACTAGAAACTTTTAGTTATGATCCGGATGAATTACATAGATTATTTTATACTGGAGCGACAAGAGCGAAGCGTGAATTGCATGTGTTAGATCCTAAAAACTTTGATCGAGCTTATATCATATGAAATGCTGGCACTGTAATACTGAACTAATATGGGGTGGAGATCATGACACTGAAGATAATGAAGATTATGATATTGTAAGTAATTTATCTTGTCCTAATTGTCATACAGCTGTTGATGTTTGGCATCCATCAGAAAAATTAATAAAAGAATATGAAGAATATAAGGAGAAAAAAAATGACAACTAAAGATATATTTAAAAAAGCAGCATATGATTCACTAGAAAAACAAGTAGGAGGAAAACATTATAAAAATATGAAGATCCAACCTGCTGAATTTATTAACGAAAATAAGTTGCTTTTTGCAGAGGGCAACGCTATAAAGTATATATGTAGGCACTCTCTAAAGGGGGGCATACAAGATATAGATAAGGCTATACATTATCTAGAAATGGTGAAAGAGAGAGATTACGAATGAGAAGAACACAGATCCCGTTATTTGCACCCGAAACTGAATGGGTTGCACCACATGAATTAAAAGATTTATCAGGCGCGAAAGAAGTCGCGATTGACTTAGAAACTAATGATCCACACCTAATGACTTTAGGGTCAGGTAATGTGACCGGAAAAGGGCACATTGCTGGCGTTGCGGTGGCCGTAGAAGGCTGGAAAGGTTATTATCCTATAGGACACGAGGGTGGTGGAAATATGGATAAAAAGCTTGTTTTAGAGTGGGTCCAAAACTTAGTTAATCAGGAAAAGACTACCTTTATATTTCACAATGCAATGTATGATGTTTGTTGGTTAAGACAAGCCGGTATAAAAATTAGAGGTAAGATTGTTGATACCATGATTGCAGCGTCTTTAATAGATGAGAATAGATTATCTTATGCATTAAATACGTTGGCTAAATTTTATGTAGGTATTGGTAAAGATGAAAAAATATTACAAGAGGCAGCTAAAAGTTATTCGGTAAATCCTAAATCAGAAATGTATAAACTTCCTGCAATGTATGTAGGTGAGTATGCGGAACGTGATGCAGAAGCTACGTTAAAGTTATGGCAAAGACTAAGTGTAGAATTAGTAAATCAAGAACTTATGGATGTATTTAATCTTGAGACTAAATTGTTTCCTTGTCTAGTTGATATGAGATTCAAAGGCGTAAGAGTTGATCTTGAACATGCAGACAATTTAAAGAAAAATTTAATGGAACGTGAGTCTAAAATTGTTAATAGAATTAAAGAGCTAACAGGAATTGATGTAGAAATACATGCAGCTCGATCTATAGCTAAAGCTTTTGACAAATTAAAATTACCATATGATAGAACAGAAAAAAGTGATGAACCTAGTTTTACTAAAAACTTTTTACAAAATCATCCACATGAATTAGCTAGATCTATTGCTGATGCAAGAGAGATAAACAAAGCACATACAACTTTTATAAATTCAATTACAAAACATTCACATAATGGTAGAATTCATGCAGACATAAATCAAATAAGATCAGATCAAGGTGGGACCGTGACTGGTAGATTCTCTATGAGCAATCCAAACTTACAGCAGATTCCAGCGAGGCATCCGGAACTCGGACCGATGATTAGATCTATTTTTATTCCTGAAGAAAATACTACATGGGGATCATTTGACTATTCACAACAGGAACCTAGAATTTTAGTACACTATGCTAAATTACAAAATTTAGAAGGTGTTGATGAAATTGTAAATGCGTATAATGAAGGTAATGCAGATTTCCACCAAGTAGTTGCAGACATGGCAGGTATTGAACGTAAGCAAGCCAAAACAATTAATTTAGGATTAATGTATGGTATGGGTAAAAATAAATTAATGGCAGAACTAGGTTTAATGAAAGAATCCGCAGAAAAATTAATAAGACAATATCATTCTAAAGCACCATTTGTTAAAAAGTTAATGGATAATGTAACACGTAAGGCAGAAGATAGAGGTAAAATTAGAACTTTAGGCGGACGTGCATGTCATTTTGATTTATGGCAACCTACACAGTTTGGTATATTTAAACCATTACCACTGGAGATGGCTAGAAAAGAATATGATGAGCCCTTAAAACGAGCATTTACTTACAAAGCATTAAATAAATTAATACAAGGTAGCGCAGCCGATATGACAAAAAAGTCTATGGTTGCATTGTATGAAAATGGTATAATACCTCACATTCAGATTCATGATGAAGTAGATATTTCTGTTGAGTCTAATGAAAAGGCAGAACAAATTATAGAAATAATGGAATCTGCTGTTCAATTAAAAGTTCCTAACAAAGTAGATTACGAGTCGGGGGCTAACTGGGGTGAAATTAAATAATGGCATATCTAAACGCAAACATACCGGTAATAGAATGTTACGTAAGAGGTAACTTTCTTAGAGATCAAAAAGATTCACACGATAAATATTTTGAAGTAGGAGTATTTGGTTTTAGTTCTATTCCAAATAGAGTACCTATGTTTCATTTTTTAATGGAAGACGGTGGTCTATGGTGGAGAGCACCTATATCAGCTTTCTGTACTAAACCTGGAGTAAAAGAATTACCACTTGATGAATTAGTTATGTGGGATTGTTTTAGTTACAATGTAAGTGTTACAACTTTTTATGAAATTGCAGGATGTACAATGCAATATACATCTAGACGTAAAGTAAAACGTAGAGGTAAGTATTTATTTACAATAGACTGGTGCGCAGGAGATTTTAACGAATTAAATTTTGGTTATTCAGAAAAACCAGATCAACATAAATGTGGTCATGTTATTGAATTAGAAGATGGAAACTACGCAATACAGCCAAATAATAGACTTAAAATATACGATCCTTCTATGGGAGTAGATCCAAACAAAACCTTGATTAATAGATTAGTAACAGATAAAATATACTCCGTAGAAAATTCTGCGAAATGGATTACAGACGAACATGAAAAGGGTATGTACGACTATGATCTTAAAAACTTGGAGGACGATGATGATAAATAAATACAAAGATAAATTTATGGTATGGCAATTACACAATAGAAAAGAAATAGTTATTGCTGTTGTTGCATTTGTAGTTGGAGCAATACTTTTTTAATAAAGGATTTTATGCCATATGAATTTAGTAGATCTGTTAAAGAAAAATGTAGTAATGGTTCCTGTAGTGGCCTCTCTTATAGTAGGTACATTTACAGGGGTTAAATACATTGTAAGTCTAACAGAGACTATCAATAAAAATAAAGCAGAAATTACAGTAATAAACGATACTCATCTTTTTAATTTTAAAACTTACATCGCTAGAATACAAGAAAATCAAAATCACTTATTATTAAATATAGAAACCAACAAAGGTAATACTATTGTTACCAATGACAAACTTAAAACAATGGAAGAAAAAATAAAACAAATGGAAGCAGACTTTAAAAGTTTTTTAATTATGCGTGCCACGTTGATGGGGGAAGATAAATAACATGGAGTGCTGCAGGATGGATTATAGATTTACAGCAATATTAATACTTGGTTTTGTATTATTAGCAATATTAGGGGGTCCTACTGGATATTAATATGAAATTAGATTACTATATTTTAAAATTTTGTGGGATAATTGATGATTTTTGTGATAATATTGCAAAGATGTTACAGTCTAAGTCTAAAAAGAAAAAGAAAAAATGAAATATTTAATTATATTTATCTTAACCGCAGGGTGTGTAAAGAGCGAATTTGATTTTATAACTGCTCCTCCAGGTTTAACTTCTGCAATATATCAACAACTAATGAAAATAGAAAATGAAAATAAGTGAAAACACATCTGTAAGCATGCCAGTCAAGAACATGTTAATGATCATCGCTGGTGTTGTGGCCGGCGTGTTTGCATACACAGAGATTACAGCTAGACTAACGTCATTAGAGACATCAAGAGAATTGTTTCAGGCTGATCTTCTAAAGAAGAGTGAGCAATTACCTACGGACCAAGAACAATACATGTTGATAGAAGATTTATATAAGACAACAGAGAAGTTAGAGATAACTCAAGAACAAAATATGACGAACAAGGTTAATATAGAATTTTTAAAAGCACAACTAGAAAAAGCATTGGCTGACGTAGAACAATTAAAAGATAAGGTAAGAGCAAATGGCAACGGGACGCATTAATAAAAAAGTTTTAGAGCATATCGCACAGATAAACAAAGAAAACAAAGCTGCGAGTCTAGCAAAAAATTTAAAAAAAGAAGTTGAAACTGGTAAGAATGGTACACAAAAATATGTTATCAAGCAAGGTGAAAACAAAGGTAAAACAGTATGATAGAAATGGTTGTAGCATTATTGATGAT